GCAAGACTACAAAGTCAGGATGGGCGCAAAACTCGCTACCCAAGAACCTAACAGGCCGATGGGAGCAAGCGAACGTAGCGCAGGTTGCGGGGTTCCGTGCATTGAACGGCGGGCTACCTTGCTGGCTGCTCTATGTAAACAAGTCGGATTACCGGCTATTCCACCAATACAACTGTGACGAGATGAAGCCCGACTACCTGGATGATGTTATCCGGGAGACCGAGCGACAGAACGCAGTTACCGAAAAGATGTTAAGCCTTGCCGATACCACAGATGAACTCATGGAGCTTATCAGCCCCGAGTGGGATGAACTGTGCTGGCAAGAACCACCAGGCTACCTAGAGGAGGCACATGGCATATGGAAATGAGTGAGCAGATAGACGCCCTATCAAAGGCACTATCGAAGGCACAGGGAGAGATGGGGGGCGCTGTAAAGGATGCCAACAACCCCTTCTTTAAATCAAGTTACGCGGACCTGGGATCTGTCATCAAGGCGATCAAGGAAGCATTCACTTCTAACGGGCTGAGCTATACGCAGTTTCCTGTACGTGATGAAGCTGGCGCTGGCGTAGAAACCATACTGATGCATGAGTCAGGTCAATGGATCAAGTCTAGCTACACGCTACCGCTGGCTAAGTTTGATGCACAGTCAGCTGGGTCATGCCTTACGTATGCTAGGCGCTATGCGTTACAGGCTATCGCTGGCATCCCAGCAGTAGACGATGACGGTAATCAGGCTACGGCAGCTGCGCCACAGGCTCAGCCCGCACCGGCGCCTGCACCTGCACGTAAACCCAAGGCACAGAAGACGCCGCAGACTGTAGAGCAGGAAGCCAAAGGCAAGAACATCATGGTCAACAGTAAAGAATATGGCCCGCTGATTACCTGCAACGAGATCAACGCATGTGTCGATCACATCGCGCTTGAGCAGTGGAAAGAGGACAACATTACCGCCCTCAAACTAATATCCCAGAACCACAAGGATCTGAATGGCATCATCAACGCGGCATTCCAGGCCCGCAAAAAAGCAATCAACGAAGAAGACATACCTTTCTAGGAGGAAAGCATGGCAAACGCACCACACATGGGTAACGCTAAGATTACCTTTAAGAACAACATCAACGCATCTACTAACGATGTGCCGATTGAGTACCAGGCATCCGCGTGGATCACCTTTAACAACGGGTGGGATGACGCGGCTAACCGTCCCTATCCATTGACCGACCAACAGGAGATGGTAGTCGAGCAACTGTACCAGCAGCTTATTCAGTCTGGCGCACAGCTTCAGCTAACCATCAAGCAAAAGGCGGGTCAGGACAGCAGGGCATGGCCTATCGCTGGACGCATGAACCTGTTCGTTAACAAACCCAAGCAAGACAACGGCTATCAGCAGCAGTCTTACCAGCAGCCACAGGGAGGTAACAGTGAATGGTGAACTTATTCCGGTCAGCGACTTGGCTGATTATCTATTCGGTGAAAGGAGCGCGAGAAATTACAAGCGCGCTTTACGTCTGGTGCAAAACGGAAGTATTCCTTCCATTAACACAGGCACTCGTTACTTTGTCACGAAGACTGAAGTCGAGAAATTCCTGGCATCGAATGCACAGCGGGACAGCAGTGATGGTGGAGCGTGATAAGGATTGGTGGACTGTACAAGCGTACGGTCCTATCAACCCTATCGTAGTGGTGTGCTCCGACTATCGCATGGCGCTCAAGAAACTATCTGCCGAGCTGGACAAGCAGTGTAATCAGTACCAGCTAGAGCAGCACTCGCCCGAGTGGTGGGATGCAGAGGCAGAGGATTTTAGCTATGAGTCCCAAGCGAAAGGTCGCTGATGGAAGCAACATCTGGCAGCGAATCCTCGATGAGCTAGGCTGGGATTCACCCGATCCCGGCCAGCTTACCGAAGATGAGATAGCCAGGCGCCTACAGATCAGCACAGGCGCAGCTATCAGGGCGCTTGAGTGGGCCTATGAAGATAACCTAGTTGGTTTTATTAGGTCCACGGATGGCACTGTAAAATGGCACCGCCGTATGCCTAGAAAGGCTATGATACGCCATGAAATATATGGGAAGCGTGACTACTGTTTGCGCTGCGATACGATTGGCGGTCATAAAGAGGGGTGCATACATGGCAAGTGACTTTGTTCGCAGAGGTTTGTTGAATGAACTTGCTGAAATGGGGTACGACGAGATAGCGCAGGAGATGGGATTGACTAAGGATCAGGTCTACTACGCTGAAAAAACAGGACTAGCAAAATTAAGAAAAAAACTTGCTAAGTACGAGGAGGATATAAGAGATGCTAGACAATCTGAACGACATGGACGTAATCAAGGATGCTATTCGCACACGGAAGATTGGCATCCGGGGGGATTGCGTGACATGCAAGCAAACGGCTGGAGTTAATCAGGAATTGATTCTCTTGCTAGAACAAATAGCTTCAAAGCAGCACATCGGGGATGCTTCAGATATGGCGAAGCGCGCACTCGATATCTTACTGAAATAGGGAGGCAACATGAGCCAGAAGAAACGTGTACTGACTTACCTCAAAGAAGGTAAGAAACTAACCAGGTTGAATGCCTGGGAAGAGCTTGGAATCATCGAGGCGCCAGCCCGCATATCCGAGCTGCGACTAGAAGGTCATAAGATCAAGTCAGATATGAAGACGGTGGTTAATCGCTACGGCGAACCCGTCCGCATCGCTGAATGGTCTATATGACTACTTGCCCTTAGGCTTTTTCTTTTTACCCTTGCCGTACATTATGCTTTCGCCTTGTTGCGTTTGCTGATTGCGGCAGCTTTTCTTTTAGCGTCCGCTTTTGAACTTGCGCCCCAAGCGCGCAAAGACAGTAATAAACGAGTTGGCTTACCCTTACTATCTCGCTCAGGACCAGGCATACCACCCATACGAGCAAGGAAACTAGCACGGCGAGGATTATCACCAGAACGAACAGGAGCGCGTAGGTTACTACCAGGATTCTCACGCTCATACGAACGACGGCCTCTTTCATTCAAGCCTCCCCTTGGATTTTTACCGGCTTTACGCTGCCATGCTGCCGACTTAGCCATTGTATCTCTCTCGCTTCCACGTCAGGTACTCTGCTGTTTCTTCGAGGTCAGCAAAGCAGGTTACTAATGTAGCCGGCGTCTTGGCTTGTGGGTCAATCACAGCGCCAATCGCATGGCCGTACTGCTGTTCATCATACCCCCTAGTCAGCGCGTAATCATCAAAGAATTTATAGCCACGCGCCCTGGCTAACCACGGGCAGGTGTCGATCTCTGGTAACTCTACCTGCGCCAATGCCCAGTTGTGCCGGTGTCCTGCAATGTAGAGGTGCGCGGTAGACCAGAACTTAGCCGCCTTCATCTGCGCGTGTAGCGGGTTCCATTGCGAGTGACCAGGCATATCATGCGCCATGTGGATGCGGCACTCTACACCGTTCTTAAACTGTAGCTGTACCCTGGCAGACCACTTCTCGTAGAGATGGTGCGGGCCTTTCATCCATTGCACCGGATCGCCCGAGCCAGACCACATATCATGGTTACCGGCAATCAGTAGCAGCGGGTCCATTTCTTCGATAAGCCATTCCACTAGCTGCCATGCCTGCGCTGCCGTCGTCTCTTGCTCTGAGTACAGCCGGGACAGTCTGCCTACCCAGTTGTTGATCTCATCGCCGAGCGAGCAGCCACGCATTCCTGGTGTATTCTTGATAATGTCCAGATCGCGCCTAAGAGTGGCCCAATCACAACCGCTGTCATCAATGTGAGGGTCACCCAGAAAAGCAAGCCCAATAGGTTTGTCAGTATCGACCTTAACATTGATCCACTTCCTCGCTTGTTTGGCCTTCTTCTTGCGCTCAAAGCCACGAGTCATACGCTCGATCAGCTCTTCGGTCGGCATTTCTTCGGTAGGTAGGTGAGGGATTTCGTAGTGATCGGCTTTATCTAAAGAGCCGCGCTTTTCTTCAAACTGCTTAACGCGCTTGGTAACGACCTCTCGGTCTATGCCTAGTATTTGGGCTGCAGCGCGGTAGCTACCAGCCTCTTTGTACGTTTTGTATGCTTCTAGTATTTCAGCATCACTGTATTCTGTTGCCATAGTGTCATCCTAGTCTTGCCATGCCCCAGTTCTAAGCTGCTCTACTAGCTCCAGCCCACGTAAGCCAACCTGGCTAAACCACTTGCTGTCCATTAACTCATCGGATGCTCGGTCCCAGTTGCCTTTCTCTGCGGCATCTAGCATGTTCTCGAACAGCGATAGTCTGGGCCAGCCCAGGTTAAAACATAGATTTACCATTACTGCTTGACGAGCCTCGTTCAGTTCATTCCACCAGGGGACGTTCCTGTTTAGCTCATCGACTACTACTTCAATATCGTTTTCTAAGAGCATCTCTATCTCGATGGTAGATAGCCCTCGGGCGCTAGTCAGTAATCTGCCCACGCCAATCGTAGGGTGTCCCTGTACGCGGGAACCCTTGCGAATCTCTCTGCCGGTAGCGTCATCGTAGACATACAGTCTCAAGCCCTCATGCCGCTTGAGCTGCTCGATTACTCTTTGAGTATTCATTACTTCTTGTTTTTGCTCAGTAAGTCCTTGTCGGCCTTGCGAGCGCCCCCTTTACCACTGACAAATGATTTTACGCGACCCATCGCCCACTGATGTGCAGATACCTTTGGACGACTACCGCTTGAATAGTATGCCCCCAGGCCACGCTTGTAGACCTTCTTCAATATGCTAGGACTGAAGCCCCCAGTGCTAGTGCCTTTAAATTCAGCCACGCGATCTCTCTCTCGATATGCGATCCATCTCGGCCTTTGTTAGCAGACCTTTGCGGTATCGCTCTGCCGTGCGCTTGATCTCTTTGCGTCTCGCTTCGGGATCTTTTGCACCTTTCGTGTACTTTACCGGAACTCCACCCTTCTTGGCTACCGGCTTGAATTTACGCATTGTGCTCTGTCTTTTGTCTTTTGCTAGTGACATGAATTTACCTCGCGTAACTGTATCTTATCGTACACCGAGTGTATGTTAAGAGGCGCAGATACCTCATGTCCTAGCTACCCCTTTGGTTTTTTCCCATGTACGCAGCGATCCAAGCCCCAACATGCCAAGCAGCACGGGCATCATCTCACTCAGGTCTAGTGGTGGAACGGTGATAGGGGATTCAGTGATAGTAAGTATAAAATTGCAAACAGGCACGAGCAAATAATTAGCCGCAAGACCGGCACAGCACACCCAGCCCACCATTGGGCGCCATCCGGCAACGAAGATCGAATGGCTTGTAGCCTCTTCTCGATTGACAGCGATTTGAGCCTGGGCAATCTCATGCGCTTGCTTCTCCGCTAGTGTGCTGATCTCGAACGCCAAGCGATGACGTTCATCGGCATCCGGTATGACCTTATCTAGCAGCGTAGATATTGGGCCAATCAGCTTATCTAACATAGTAGGTAGCGAGGCCAATGATCGACGAGATAAGAATCCAGATAAAGCGCTCTGCGATTTTCACGCTCTGCTCGTTATAACCGACAATGCCCTTCACGCTATCGAGGTCGCCTTCGTATTCATCGAGGCGATACTCAAGTCGGTCAATGCGAGCGCTGCCAGCCGTTAGCTTCTCATCAACCCTGGCGATCATCGTCATGGCTTCAGCCAGCTTATCTAGCTTGGTTTCGATCCTGTTAAGTCGTACCGCTTGATCGTCCATATCATCGAATCGGAGTAGTAGTGCCATGGCCCCGGCCAATCAGTCCCAAGCGTACCTTGCAGGTGCCTGAACCAAAGTCGCCTGTCTTGACGCCAATCTTATACTGAACTGCCTCTGGCTCATAGCCATACGTCTCAGTATCAGCAGTAAACGAGTCAACGTCTGTGAATGTAGTGCCATCCACGCCTGTTTGTCGCTGCACTGTGACTTCCGTGCCGCCAGCAATACCAGTGACAGAGACGTTAAAGTATCCCTGTATGGTAATCTCATCGCTGAATGTGTTCTGAGCTGTAATGTTCTTTGTTACTTCGCCTGACATGGTTTAGTCTCCTGCTGGCTCATATGAAGCTAGTGCTATTGCATCCGCTTCAGTGTTGTGTTCTTGATTGCAAAACACAGTTTTTACTTCTACAACTGTACCCTG